GCATTCTAAGATGCCTGAATTTTATGCGCTACGGTACCAGCCCATTAACTTAATAAATGCGTTGGTTACTGACATTGCCGAATCTGATCCAGCATTTGCTGTTGTGCCCGAGACAGAATGAGAATGAGCTCCAATACCCACTGTATGTCCATGCATACCTATATAAACATTGTGAATATGATTTCCTGAAGATCCTGATGTAAGTGTCCCATCCACATGTGTCGCGCTCCTTGCGTCACAGGACCCTGTCCCATAGGCCTGTGCCGTACCAGCACTTACTGTATGTGTATGCTGCCCCTGCGTATCAGTCTGTTTTATTCCGTGATCAAATGTACTCGTCCCTTTAGTCCCATAATCAAAACTACTGGTATTAGCCGAAAAAGTATGCGCGTGCGCTGGCAAATTATCTACCGCCAGGGTTACCGAATCAGCCCCCCCCGTGGTCATCACATCACTGCCGCTGGCGCTGGCCAGACGCACCGTGCGGTTCTCACCGATATATTTCCACGTTGTTCCCGGAAACAGCGTATTCGGATCTTTATTCTGCGCAAACCAGGTCACAATTCCGACCGGGTAAAGCATTTCAATGGGATCGACATCCGCTTTAAATTCGATCCATCCGCTACCTTTGCCGGGTTCCTCGTTATTATTTTCTATCTTCGATTGCCACAGCTTTGCGCCATAGTAAGCCTGTGACCGCATTGCGTAAGGCTTACCGTCCTCAGACCAAACAGCGGCACCGAACGCCTGAACCTCTCCCACTGCCTCGGTAACATCGTGGAAAACCGCATTCATCTTCTCTCGCTCGATATCCTTCGCAGCCGGATCGGTCGTCTGGTCACGCTCATAATCATAGCCATAGCCCTGGGTGTAAGATACCGAGCCGTCAGTCTGCGTTTCAACAGGCACAACAGCCCTGTCACCCTGTGCAGCGAAGGGCGTTTTAAACATTTTTGTCATGGTTTAATTTCCGAAAGTATCTGTGAAGTTTTTACGTTTTTCGCCAACGCCAAATGCCGGGCGGGTGACAATACGATATTTAACCCCGACGCCCGAAGGTCGGGGGAGCAGATCGAAGTTATCCAGCAGCAGTCGTAATCCTTCATCAGGCTTAAAATCAAAGACATACCAGATATAAGACATATCGAGAGGATCGAGCACAACGACCTTACCGTTTCCATTACTGAAGTACCGCGCCAGGAATCGATTGATATTGGTTATCGTCGGACTCTGCGTTAGCGTGAAATAGCGCATTCTCACCAGCAGGCGCTTTTGCGCTGTGGTCAGCGTCAGCGTGTAATCGGCGTTGCGCCTGAAATTGGCTTTAAAATTGCGTTTATTAGCGCCGAAACCATAACCGATTTTATTTTTGTCGCTGGGAGGAACATCAATACCCAGCGGTACATCCAGAATGCGTCCCCATACCGCCAGACCAAAATCATTCGCGCTATCGATATTGAAGACATCGCGATACCAGTCGCGCCAGAACGCGACCGTTGACCGGTTGAAATACGCAGATTTACCGCGGGCCAGCGCGTTCAGCTTGTCCGCATTTTCATACTGCCACAGGATGGCTCTCAGCAGGTCTGAATGAAAATCGAAGGACTGTATTGTCATACGATAACCACCTGCACGGCGTTGCGCCGGAGTCTGGCAACCGCGTTTATCTGCACCGGGATCACGGCGGTGGACCAGCTCAGCCCATCGGTTGATAACTCGACCTTCAGCACAAACAATCGGGGTTCAGCCGCATTGACCGCCGCCGCAATTTCAAACGGCGAAACGTCACGCCCGACCGCCAGTCCTTCATCCAGGTTCGTTTCACCCGTTACCCACTTTTCAACAGCATTGGGGATCAGCGTCTGGGCGTCATAGGCACTTTTGCGCACCGTCACCCGACAGAGCAGATTAATTTCCTTTGGCCTGTCAAATTTAACGATATACACCTGACCGCTGTATGGCTCTGTTACCTCAACCGTTTCACTGCCGTTGTACGCCGCCCCGACGGTTTTGGTTCGTAGCAGGGCCGCAGCAATATCCTCACGCAACCCACCATCGACACAAACATAGATACTGTGTTTGACCAGCGTAACGCCATCAATCATCTGATCCGCATCGGTATAATTTTCACGATACGACAGCGATGCCACGCCCTCGATATCGTACAGCGCGGAAGTGATAGCCGACCCAATACTCACGGTATTTTTGGCAAGCGTGTTCCTGCGCCGCCGCCGGGTACGGATATCAGATTCCGCTACCCTGCCCGGCACCGCACCGGTTGGATTACTTACCTTTTCCCAGCCCAGAACCGAACTTGCCACCCGGACGAGTTCTCCGGCACCACAACCTACCGCGCCGGTTTCAACCGAGCGCATATCCCCTTGAGTGATCCCTTCATTACCAATAATCAGTACGCGTGTCGTTTCGAATGCATCACCTGCCGCGGTTGTGGCCAGAGAGCCTTTCGGGATAAGGGTTTGTGGGACGCCAGCAAACTCAACGTTGGCCAAAAAGGAAGGCGTGGCGGGCAATCGCTGCCCGCCCAATAGCGCCCAGATCGCATCAAGGAAGATCCCTCCGGCAATATCCGGGTTAATCTGGTTCGCCAGCTCTGCGTTATTGCGGACGATAGCATCCCGATTCTCCACTTCCATGGTTACCAGCACACCCTGCGGGGTTTCAGGCGACAGGTCGATTTCCTGACCAAACGCATCCCTGAACTCATTCTCAACCTGCTCACGCAGCGTGGAGGTGTCAGGGATAATCACGCCTGTGCTTGCTATAAACTGATAATCAGACATTGAAGGTTATACTCCCGTAGATAGTGCTGATCACCGCGGTGTAATGGAGCTGATTGTTTTCAACAGAGGCAGAAAAAGAATCGATCGCCAGAACCTGTGAAATCTCGCGCATACGCTCGCGGAACGCGGCTTCAAACATCGGTAAATCAGCATGACAACCAAAGGTGGTTTTCCAGTACGGCATCCCTTGATCCATGTTATGCAGCATCTCGCCCCGTAACGCTCTGGCAAAGTGCATGCAGCAGTTCTTCACCGCCGTTTCATCACGCACTAACGCCAGGTTGCCATCGTTTCCGAGGTAAATATCATTACCTTCGGTAACATCAAACGTCATCATACCGGCACCCCACTGCTGTCCGCCCCCGACTTAACACCGCCATGCAGGTGCTGAGCACCAATATTTTTACCGTTATGCCGCATCAGTCCACCGTTTGCGTCACTGTTACCGTGAGTCTGATGGTTGCCATTGACCGTCACGTTGCCATTAAAAATGCTCTCAGCGGCGTTCACTTCAAACATAGGTGTATTGAGCACCACCTGCCCATTGTGCAACGCCAGGCACACACTGCCATCCAGCGTCTGCACGACCAGTGCATCGATGTTTTTACCGTCCACCACCCAGCCTTTGATGCTGTCAGGAAAAAACATCGCATCACTGAACGATTTCAATCGGTGGGTGTTCGGCTCGTCCTGCTGGCCCCCGCGCTGAAAAATCAGACTGATATCGCGGTCATTGGCTTTCAGCCAGCCAAAATCCCCCGCTTTAAGCGGAACCCGGATAAAGAACCCCCCCCCGCCAAAACGGAAAACAGGAATATTATGAACCGGAGCACGGGGTATTCTCTGCCCTTCGGTTGACACCATCATCACCAGCGGCTTGACCACCGCGCGATTCGTGGCATCGTCATAACTGACCACGGTTGCGGGTAACATATCGTCGGTATTCATCATCAGGTTACGAAAAGCGCCCATAAGCTGCCCTGCCAGACTGGATTCACTGGCAATATCGTTATTCGGTTTATTCATTGGTTAAACCCGTTTACAGGTGGCCTGATAGAAGAAGGGATTGTCGTGTGACGCGATATTGAATTTAAGCTGCTCGATAAGGTAATCACCGTTCAACGTGGGATTGAATTTACTCTCCAGCCGTAATGTACCACCCAGGCTGGATTCGCCGTCGATAAGCCAGCTCACGTCGAGACCTTTTTCGGTGCCTTTGGGCAACCCGACCATCCCGGAATTCTGGTTAACGATCTTGATCCGCCCTTTGACTGCTTTATCCGCATCCTTCACATACAGAACATCATCATCAATAAAGGCTTTTACGCCACCCGCATCCTGCAACCGCTCCACCAGCTTCAGCGTAGCGCCACAAAAATACCAGTTAGCGACATATTTATCCGTCGCCTGAAAGTCCAGCCGCACACCGCAGTCTCGTGCAATCCTTGCGGCGATGTCACTTAGCTTACTCATGGCACCGAAGGACGTTGTCACAATATCCCTGGCACTGCCGTTACCCGTTTTTGCTTTCAGCGATAATGTCACGTCAGGCGGGCTGGAGGATTCAGCACTGACAATATCGCCGAAAAAAAGGCGAAAAACGCCGGTACTTATCCGACCAGCTTCCAGTATTAGCCGGGCGGGCTGTTTGCGTTTGTTATAAGGGCTGGTTTCCGTCAGAAGCCAATTGCGGGTAGTAGCATTCAGGCCATCAATACTGACGGTGCATTCATTCTGCAAAGGATTCGCATATTTGGTACCGCTGGCCTGTACTCGCATCCCCTCGTACCACTGCATGCGCCCGCTGACCTCAATCCCTACTCTGATCCGTCGTAAATCAATCATCTGGCCCCCAGAATATCAGGCTCTGCGTTTTGCCGAACGCTTCATACCAGGGCAAGGCATCCTGTTCGGTGATAAAGGCAAAATTTCCGGCTAATGCCAGGTGGGTATAGGGGATCAAGGGCGCATCGGCTGTCGCTCTGGTTGCCAGCATGACAACCTTCTCATTGCAGCGAATATCGCACACCATCATCTTCCGCGCGGCTTTGATCGTCAGATCCCAGAGATTATCCGCAACGATGATTTGCAGGCGCTGGTTTGGCACCGGATTTAACGGTATTTCACGCATTGTTTTTCCTCCGGCTAGCCTGACAAGCAACGAACTCTTCCGTTCTTTTGAGACAGCTTTGGTCTGCGCACACCCCCTTTTGACGGTGCTGGACTGTGACGGCTTCTGCACTTTTTTTGGCGGAAGCGCGCCGTATTCGGGGGTCACACTACGCCATTCGGTGAAGTGCAAAGACAGCTGAATAGCATCGATCATTTCTACGCTTTCGTCGTGACTGAAATCAGTGAGCAGCATAGGTTGATAGATTTTGACTTTGGTCTGAATACCCACTAGCTTGTTATGCTCCCAGGCTTGCTGCATCAGGCCAAAAACAGTGTTGATATCACCGGACAAAATCAGGTCCATGCTAATCTCTACGGCCTGCACAACAACATGATCGCTGCGATTTTCCCCTGACTCGACCTGAAAAATGGTGGCCTTGCGCACATCATTGACAGTGATTTTTATGGGGCTTGCGGTGGCATACAGCGTGGTAAAATTATCGATATCAAAGATTTTTACGTCAGTGATCATATAGCCAGCCCCGTTTGCGTTTGTTGCCCAAAATCCTGCAACTGCTCCAGAAACGCCTCTTTAGCGCCTGCCGCCATACCTGCCGCATCGGTTGCCTTTGTTTCAACCCTCACTTCACCGATATTCAGGGTGGTTTCATTCTTCAGGCTGGCACTATTGCTGATTGCCTGGCTGGTCACGGAGTTGAGGGGATGATTATTCGCTGCTGCAATCAGAGCTTTTCCCTGCTCGACCATATTCTGAGTATCCCGCTGTGGTAAGGGACGTTCAGCTTCGGGAATACGGTGCGTTACCTCTCCCTCAGCGCTGATTTTGCGCTCTACGGTGAGTTCTTTTTCGTCATCAGCACCGAACCAGCCCTTCACTTTTGACCAGCCTTTCTGAATTGTATCCAGACCGCCATTTATCCAGCCGATCACCTTCTGCACTTGCGCCCACATCCAGCTGAATATGCCTACAACCGCATTCGCAACCTGATCGAATACGCTGCCAAATTGTGATCCCCATTTAATCAGGCTGTTTACTGAGTTCAACAACCAGCCAATAAACTGGTTCAGGCCGTTATTCATTTTGCTGTAAGCGTCCACCACCGTATCCGCAACGAAATTCACGGTGTCTGTGAGGGAGTCAAACAGAAATTTGAATGCGTCCCACAGCAGCATAATGGCCTGTTTAAGTGTGGGATAAGCATCGAGAAGGCGGCCGATCATCGAATCATTACCGTCGATAAAATTCATGATGTCGTCGTAAACCAGCGCGAACGCGGCGGCAAGCAAAGCAATCACGCCAATAATGGCGAGTATCGGCCAGGTTGCTGCCAGCGTAGCAGCAGCCGCAACCAGCATCGGTGGCACGTAGTAGGCGGCAACCGCCGCACCAATCGCAAGAAAAAAACCGCTGACCAGATTCTTATTCTGCTGGCAAAACAGCACAAATTGACGCAGCCATTCCATGCCCTGAGTCAGAAACGGCAATACCCTATCGAGAAAGCTGTTTTTTAACTGGACGGAGGATTGCGTTAAATCACGCATGGCCTGGTTGAAGCGCAGAGACTGATCAATACTCTCTTTATTGATGCTCGCGTACTCTTCTTGCAGGCTCATCATGTGCGCCATCTCTTGGCGGCCTTTCATCATCAACTCAATGGTTTTGTCGTCCGTCACGCCAAAGTCTGCAAGGCGTGATTTCGCGTCATCAAAGCTCATCCCCTTGACTTCATCGGCTGTCGCAAGAATTTTTTCCATCGAGTCGGTTGTGTCGCCAAAGGCTTTTGCCATCGCCGTCAGATCCGCCTGCGCGTTTTCTCTGGTCCCGCCAAGCGCGGCAACTGAGCCGGCAAACGCATCCACATCAGCCGCCGACATGTTTAATTTTTTACTCAACTGATCAAGCGCTTCAACTTCCTGTGCGCGTAGTGCGGTGTCGCTAAAGAGTGATGACACATCCAACAATTTGCCAAACAACCCAAGGGCTTTCTGAGCTAATACCGCCATGCCGGCTTCCACACTGCCGGCAAATTTACTGACGACTTTTGCGGCGTTATCGCCGGTATTTTGCGCCTGTTTCATCCCCTCAATCATATCGTCGATAGCATGCTGAACATGATCAAAATCAGCATCAGCCTGCCGGGTGTCGAATTCATACACCTGCACAAAGGCATCTAATAGCGGCATTATCGGTTTCCTGCGGCGGCAAGCGCCTCGTTATAGCGGTTGGTCACAGCGATTTCCCACAAGTCCATCGCCTCCTCCAAATCTATAGAGGTTTTGAGCTCGGTGAAGCTGGCGAGTTTTTCTGAGATGATGACTGCAAAGAATCCATCAGCGTTTTTATAATCGACGGGAGTGAATCGCTGATTTTGCCCAGCAGGTAGGGCAGGAAAGCGTTGCTCCCGGCGTTGCCGAAAAAACTGGTGTTGTACCTCAACATAGCAAGCTCAAGACGGATCAGTGCTTCACCGTCCGGGACATGGTTATCAATCAGCGTCTGAGTTTTCAGACAGATTTCCGCACCATCGCGCATTACCGCCACATGGGCCATCATTTTTAGCATGGCTTCTTTGCTTATTTCGTAGTCGCCAATTTTAGGGGCGTTTGACAGCGGATATTTTGCCAGGATTTCACGCCCCAGCGTGGCGGGTAAACGACTGATCACAAAGGCGTGCATCTCCCCGTCAACATCCTTTATTTCAATATCTTTTGGCTTAATCAGCATAATGACCTCAATAGAAAGGCGGGAATATTCCGCCTGAAGGTTAACGAACGCGCGTACAGTCAAAGTCCTGAAATACAAAGGTATACACCTTTGATTTAAGACGCCCGGCGCTGGTCGCAGAATTCCCCCGACTGCCGTTGGTAATTTTCCCGTTACGCGCGGTCGTGGTCGCGCCGTCACCGTAGGACGCCACCAGCGTAATGTTATCTCCGGCATGTCTGCGGCCACGTTTGGCCGTGTTAGCTTCCAACAGGATCGCCAGATTCTGATCTTCTTCACTGCCCGGCAGCACGCTTATCGTCACCGTCTGCGGGGTGGGCGTTGACCAGCACACCAGATTGCCATTGATATCCATACCGGTTTTAGCGATATCGACAGTCGGCAAATCGAATGGATCGCCATCATCGGCGAAAGCCGTTAGCAATATCCCTGACGGAAAGGTCTGGCTTGCCTGCACCAGCAGGCTAAGACCGGTTGCGGATACATCATTCATTATTTATTCCTTACACCAGGTTGTGAGAGCCTTCGATTTTACGTACCCAGTCGCCTTTACCGTAAAGCAACACATATTTCATCATGTATTCCGGCGAACCAGACGGCCCGGTATTTTCAACGATCTGTACGTTGTACCAGTAGCCCTTATCCTGAATATCGTGCCAGGCTAAATCGTCGCCAGACGCATCAACGACGGCGAGTTTCTGTGCATCTGATAGTGTCTTACCGGGAAGAATGGTGCCGTTATCCACCGCTTTGGTCACTGCGCCGGCGAGAACCATCATTGCTCTGGCCTCACCATCGCGGTTGGCAGGGACGCCACGCGTCGCCAGCAGTAACGAAAGCCACTGTTGTGCAATCCAGGCTTTTAACCACTGCTCATTGGCATGAACGCTCATGTCCAGTGGGGCGGTATCCGGCCCGCACAGAAAACCACGTTGATAAAACGCAATATGTGAACCTGCGACCGCCGTTTCTCCATAATAGTTGACGCGCAACTTATCCAGCTTATCGGCATCCAGATCCGTGGTTACCTGTGACGGGAACGTCACGCCAAACTGGCGAAACATATAGTTGGTGGTAGCGTTTGTGCGGTCATAGTCCGTTGCCGCCAGTACCGCCATAGGTAACGCCTGAGCATAAAAGTTATCCTCAGTTTTAAGATTCAGCGCTGTTGACGCCGTGCCGATCAGCGCCGCGCTGAAAGCCTCCGCATCCGCAGCGGAAACATGCAGATGTAACTGGTATTTCACGTTCTCACCTGCCACATATTGGGCAAGGACAACGGCCTGATCGCACGTTAAAGGGTCAATGAACGTCGCACTGCCGAATGAATCCGAGATGTTCTCTGCCGCGATGAAGGCTTCAAGCGGGGTTTGTGCGGCACTCCCCGGTAGAGATTGTCCGAGGGACAACCCCATCGCATCGGCGAGCGCGGAAGACTCAACGCTGATGCTGGCTTGCTCCGGCACGCCGCCATTGATTTCAAACGTGCTGCCGGAGGCCATGAAGGACACTCTGGCAGAAGCAAAAGCGGGTTCAGATTCAGCATTGAGCTTTTTTTGGATCGCCGAGGCAACGTCGGCATAGGCCATCACACTGGAAAGATCGATCGCGGTCAGCACTTTACTGATATTACCGATAGTCAGCTTAAGTGTTCCGCTGGCGATCGCCTTCAACGCATCCAGACTGGCCGCATCGCCTCCCGAAAGAGTTGGCGCACGACCGGTCGGATTGTAGGGTGCGACCTGCAACGCCCTCGGTTTATTAACAGGAGCCGGACTGGTGTAGCTGAAATATTGTCGGGCAAAATTCGCTTCAGGAGAGTTCGCCTCCAGAAACTGATCAATCTGAGCGCTGGAGAGTTCCAGCACATCATCCGCTGGAATTTTTGCATGTTGAGAAAATATGCGACCCGTCAGTTTGCGCATCGGTACAGAAGACGCGCCAATGACCGCACTCGCAATGCTGACATAGCGTGTTTGTTTAATTGGCATAGTTAAACCTTGATTAAATACGATAAATATCAGGATAAAGCGCTGTTACTGCTTTGGTGTTCAGGCGTATTTCGCGGTGAAATGTGACATTAAAATCAAATGAGGGGCTTTGTTGGTAATCTCCCTGATCATTAAGAAAATAGGGGGTTCGGATATCAGAAGCGCGCTGTACCCCTACCCGGTGTTTTTTTAGTGCATCAACAAAAAACAGTGAGTTCACTATCATTCGAACCGTCGCAATAAGATCAGTGGCCGTGAACTTATCGCTATCTGATACCTGCCCCTGAACCTGCAGTGTTTTTTCAACTAACTGGATTTCTTTGTGGTTCGCATCGTCGTCAACCACCTGATAGCTGCGCACCGGCCATCCACGTCCTGTCTCACTAACAGGAAAAAAAATACTGAATGTGCGTCCTGTTGCTGTTTCATCGGCTGATACCCGGCAACAACCGGCAGCGAAAATCCCGCGTCATTCATTTGCACCAGTATCTGTTGCCGGATGGCGGTATAAACCTCGTTATCCAGCATAGTTTACAGCCTCAGAGCAAAGAACAGATGCCAGCGATCCAGGCGGGTGATTCTGCGCCTTCGATTTGCCGGCTTCGTTTAAAAGATGAGACATAAATCGAATCCAGATAGCCATCTGCTGCCACTCCTCCATGCAGTCGCATTAAAGAGATTGCCTGACATAATTTTCCTCCACCACATAAGTGCCCTTCTGCAACATTTACCCGATATCCACCCGCGATTTTGTTATGGGTTTTCTGCTTGATGAGATTAGAACCAGACTGACGCTGACCGCCCGCAGGCTGACATAATGACTACCACTTTTCAGGATCAGTTTTAATTTTCTTAACCGTGATAAACCCTCTTTCATCTTATTAAGAAAACATGATCCTTTCTCCGCACAACGTATTGCGTATCAGCAATATCGGTAATGTGTATTTATCTGGTTAAGCCTGCTTCATCAGGACAGCAGGCAATCTTTTGTTTAAATGACAGACTCATCAGGAAAGTCATTTTTAATGATTTCCTGAATGTTCCTTTCTGCCAGAGCCGCTATTGTTAAAGAAGGGTTTACCAACCCGGCACTCCCGGGGAGAGCAGCGCCATCCATTACATAAAGGTTTTTCGCCCCATGAATTCTGCCGTAATTATCAGTCGCCATGCCAAGTACCATGCCGCCGAGCGGATGAGCAGTAAAAGAGGCCGATACATCGGGAACCAGAAGGGGTACTCCGGGGATGCTGAGCGATTCACGGCATATTTTATTATTAACCTTTCTTATCGCATCAACGGCTTCATCATTTCCGTTTTCAGGCCACAATAAATCAACTGAATCACTTTCCTCGTTGTATTTAAATTCTGCCCGATTTTTTAAATCAAAAGCCATCCCCAGTGAACCCGCGATCCCAATATTCACCGGTATCCCGGGTGCATACCAATTTTCAAGTGTGGCCGGCATTGCAGATGAAGTAGCGTCATCTATTTTTGATACACAGGGTGCAGCCTGAGTCAGGCCTTTTAGCTGACTGAAAGAGCGTACAACAAGTGCATCACCGTTGGTTCCCCATCCTTTTCCAACATGTTCATTCATTCCCTTGATAGTATTAAGCGCTTTTGCTTTCACTAGCAATTCAGAGGTACCGATTGATCCAGCAGCAAAAAATATGTAATCACACTTAATATTATAGCATTCTAGAATGTTACCCTCCGGATCGGTATTTTTCACCTGAATACGATATCCATCATCATCTGAAATAATGCTATCCACTATTTGCCCAGGATATATCGCAGTCATTCCTGAATATTCAGCATCCAGGAGATAATTCTGGGTCAGGTCAAACTTTGCTCCATCGCTGTTACCTAAAGTACTTTCACCTATAATAGCCGACGCTCTGCATTCACCATCCAGTTCTTTCCTTAAAATATTTTCATTGAAAACAGAATCCACTTTATAAGGTTCGTATCCTGCTTTACGGGACTGTTCATCCCATACGCGTGAATGACCAAAAGGAGAACTTTCATAGATATCATCGGGGATTTTGCTCAGTTCAAGCGCTTTCCTTACTTTTGGATAGAAAATATTGCTCATCTCATCATAATCAACCCTTCCTTCGAAAAGCTGGTCAAAATATTGACGCTCCGGCTGAATCATCACCCCGGTATAAACCATGGAGCCACCACCTACGCATGCGCCTCTCCAGACATCAATATTTTCATAGCTGGTTACGTCAACAACCCCACCAAAATCATCCACCGAAACTGGCAGTGTGTTCAACGCTTTAAAAAATCCTTTTTTATGCCAAAACCCTCTGCCGTCAGGCAGTGTTTCATTGGTGAAAATCTTCCTCTGGTCATCTTTTGGCCAGCGGAACCCTCGCTCTAAAACAACGGACTTAATACCTGCTTCTGCCAGTCTTAATGCGGTAACTGCCCCACCAAATCCCGAGCCGATTATCACGACCTTAGCATCATCAGGCGCTTTCACATTCTGTTCAAAGATTTCCGGAACAGTTTTTTTATAGAAATTAATTTTGTTAAAAATAGACATACATTCTCCTGCACACAGTTGATAAAATTTAAATAACCTACATTTTCTGGTGTGGCAAAAATAATTTAATAATGACATTTTTAATATAACTCAGTCACTGAGCGGCATGTCCTATGAATTACTTTAATATTTAAACATCACTCTCAGCAAACCCTGCTTTACGCGCTAACGATTAACAGTCGCGCAATAAGAGAATTGAATATTAAATTTATCAAACACTCAGCGTGATATTTTAAATAATTACTGCACAAATTAATAACTATAAGAAAATTCAAAGAAAAATCAGGCATGGTATTTTATTATCTGCAGACTGTATTTTACTGGCACTGATACCTTATATAATCCTGCAGAAAACGTAATTTATGTTGATCGTTAATTATTTCTGCTCTGATATCGAAAAGAGTTGATCCAGTTTCCCGACTGAGTTCGACGGTACCTCCATTGCCCATGCCGGAACTTGCGGAGGTTTCGGGCACACAGCAGGTGCCTTTGATACGCAGCCGGTGACGGCCAGTGGCCACATCGTCGCGAAGACGATCATTTTCATGTCTGGCATTATTCAACTCCTTCATGTATTTAGCATCAAGCGCGGCAACTTCACGCTGCTGGCGCTGCATGTTATTTATCGTATTCAGCCGGGCCTCTGCCAGTTGTACAAACTCACGCTGCTTTTTAATCGCCTTGTAGTAATTACTGCGGTAGTGAGACGCCAGTATCGCCAGAACGATAATGACTGAAACCGTCAGACCCGTCACAATCTGTCCCGGACGTAATGGGATAATCATTTCGCCCCCTCCAGGCAGAGTGCCTCAGATTCCGCACGCCGGGTAACCAGTCCGTTTAGTTTTTTCCCGTTGGCATACACCCAGCGCGGTAGCTCGTTACATGCCGCGACTAACTTTCCCTGTCGGAATAAACGGAACATCGTTGATTTCTGCATGGTCGGGCAGCCCACATTGAACGTGATCTCTACGGCGGCGGAAAATGCATTCTCCGGCAACTTTGCACCGTTGGCATAACGATTAACGCAACGCTCGGCGACGAGTATATTATTCTCCCAGTCGACGGCAATCTGCTTATCCGCTTTATGGATGCCGGGTTTAACGCCGTGAGTATTACCGATACCATCGGTCAGGATACCGGCCGGGCAATGATACGGGTCACGCCTGCACCCTTCAGCATTCCCGATAAGCTCAAGACCCCGCTGATTGGTGCGGACCTGGCCTTTGTCGATGACCATTCCGATAATCACCGCCACGAAGCACATGCCACCAGCAAGACTCGTTTTCATTTTTGCTGACATAGTGGCCTCATTCGCTCATTGCCCGGTAAGCCGCTCTCGCCTTTTTTTTGTCATAGCCGGCAGCCGTTAACTTATTAACCAACTTGCGCTTGTAGTACCAGTTGACACCGAAGGTACCAATCGCCACGAAAATCCCCACCAGCACGGCCCAATCCTGTAAAGTCATGGCCCCGGCGGCGGCTAAAATCGAGGCAACCCAGTACGATATCTGGGAACTGTATTTATCCATTTTCATTATCTCCACCTCCCCACATGGGCGGCATTCGCAAGAAATAACGCCAGCTCTCAGGCAGAAACCAAGTCTTTTTTACTGTGTAAATTTGCCCTCCGGGAGGAGGGCATAGACTATGAATTATTGTTTTACACAAACAGCTTCTAACCTAATCCACCATGGCGCTTTGTTTACCCAGTGATATTCAGGAATGTCCTTGCCATTGTTATCTTTATAAATGGTTTTCAAGATTGATACTGAATCTGGATGTGGAATATATTTTGAGCTGACGCCATTAAAATAATACCCATCATTACCCGTTCCCTTTGCATTTGGTTTCCAATAAATACATTGCATCGTGGTTTCTCCTGTTTTCACATTAGGTGATAGTTTATTTAGCAAGTCGAACCAATAGCGAGCCTGCGTTTGCCTTGCAGGCTGATTCGGATTTAGCGGGCGTTCATAGTAACGTATAAACACATCCGCCAGATATTCAGGTGATTGCCTGCTCTGAGTAAACTGCTCAAATGTCATCGACGGATGATAGAATTGCTGATTATTAACAACCTCCCACTCCAGTCTTTTACATTGACTGATGACATCCTGATATCGAAGACCGCTTGATTGAGCCCAACTAATATATTTTGATGCCGGGGTCCACTGGACTAAGCCATAACCGCCTGACATATTTCCTACATAATCTGACTCCCATCGATCAGCAATAATTCCGCTCTCAGATTGCATATTACCCAACAGTGCAGCAACAGATTCCTTCGTCCAACCTCGACTGGTGAGATAACTCCAAATCTGTGTGGCTGTCTCTTTTTGTCCCACAACAAACCTCCTTTATTTTAAATGATATGAATAGCTATTCGTCGGTTCCTTATATAAGTATGTTCGTTATTATTCAGAGCGTAGTCAGAGGTAAATTCGATTAACGCAGATAAACTCACAATTTCCGCGCCACTTTCTGCGTCTCTTTTCATATTTGGCTGGCCGGCATATTTACGTTAAACGGTTATTCACGGAACGCGAAACTATCCGCTCTTGAATATTGAGATCTATCCCCCCGCATTCTGGATATCGAAGAGGGTGGCCCCTTCCCATCAAAATCGGTTCAGGCCGTAATCTTAATCAACAATAATCAGGCTGTATAACCGAGGAACATGTCACGTTCATAGGCGCGACGGCGTAGCAGACCAAAAAGTACCTTGCCACCGGCTTTATTCCAGCGCAGGAACTCATCTGCTGCCACCTGGGTTTCACCCGCATTCAGTTTTTTCAACAGCGTGGAACTGGCGAAATTGGTCGCGCCCAGGTTGTAGGTAAAACTGACAAGTGCATCAAACTGATACTGAGTTAGTGCGTATGTCACGTTGTCTTTTACTGGCTTCTCATATTGCTTAACCCCCTCACTCAGTAGCTCATCCGCCTTTGCCTGGGTAATTGTCATACCTACGTGAACGGGCACACCATCGACCGGATTCGTCCAGCCGTAACCAATTGTCCAGACACCTACAGCATCCTGATACGCGACAAGGCTGCACCCTTCAAACTCTTTGATTAAATCAAGACCTTTATTACTGATTTGCATTATTATCATCTCCTGTATTGCGGTTGACGCATCAGCGAACTTTTTCGCTGATATAGTTGTTCCTCACATAGCCTGAATAAACCGGGAATATCTGTGCAGCAGCATTCATTGCATTTCGGCTAATATATTCCCGGACTCGACTGAGGGTAGAAAAAACGCCGGGATACTAAATGAAAAAAGGCACCGCCTGAGCAGTGCCTCTTAAAATGTATAGAGCTGTTTTATCTCTAACTTGTTATATAGTCATTCAATCTTGCTTTGACAAAAGGAACGACATTTTCAGATTTCAAGAAATTATTTAAATCCATAAGCGAAATGTATTGACCTTCGTTACCCAGCCTCATCGAATCCACGTGATATCTTTCGATGTTACACACCATAAAATAACCCTGCGGATGATCAGAATAGTTTTTCATCCAGATAACTAACTCCGATGTCAGTGACAAATTAAGTTCCTCCCTGGCCTCACGAAAAGCACATTCCATTGGAGTCTCATTCCCCTCGCGTGTTCCCCCGGTAACATCGTACATATCAGGGTAAGGGATGTTGGGGTTATTATCCCTGCGGATAACGACAATTTTATCTCTATAAATCAGGGCAAGTTTGACACCTGTGAATTCAAAGTCAGAAACTGAGTTTTTACGCATTAGTTCATCTCCATCCTCATGCTTACTTTTACTGTAGTATAAGGTATGTAAACTGAATGACGCCCCAGCCAGTAAACGATGAATAACTTCAATACAGAAAGCAAAAGTTCCGTGCATTGCACGCCGGAGCCGACCTTCAGTGAGAAACAGGGTGGCAACGACGTTTAACAAGTAATAGAAAGATTGCGCGGAAATGGCACTTTCATGTTGTCAATTTCAGTACCTCGCAAGGTAGGGGTCAGCAAAATCGTCATATAAACGTTTCGCGCCAGCCGTTTTGTATTTCAGTTGTCCGGAAACACAAAAGCCCCGGATCCGAAGAGGCGGGGCTTTGAAATTGAGGTTGTGAAATCAAATTATTATTCTAGATGCTATAAGAATAGCACAGGTTTTTGTGTACACGCAAGAGGTTCCTGTTCTGCAACTTCGAGGTCCATATCCAGCCTGATGCCAAGCATAACCAGGCACCCTGACAGGAACGCTTCAGAGGTTTGTAGGGACCTCCTCACAACGTTGATATCGGTTTTCATCACTTCGGCGATCTGACGCAGCGAATAGTGCCCGATGAAACGCTGCCCCAGGATCAGGATATCTTCGGCATGCCGGACCGTGCTCATGTGCGCAACGCAGGTATCAATTGCCAATCCGTCCTCGTCAGAGCAACCTGACTTACCGGCTTTCGGTTTGCGTACACAGGTGACTGACATCGCTGGCCAATCCAGCAGCGAACAATACTCTTCGCTCGCGGCCCACCGCCCCCAGCGCTCCAAAACTTGTTGCATATTTCTGCGCATCGCTTTTTACCTCTGCAAATATCCGGAATATTTTTTTGAACACCGTAGCGCCTGTCTTTCATTGCTAAACCCACCCTGCGGCTCTCTGTTTACGGGCAGGGAGCGCCTGAGATCCCGTCTCACTGCGGCGAATAGCAAAAAGCTGCATTGAGTCAAAATCCCGGATACCATGTTCTCCTTTCAAAACCTGTAGTTTTTATCACCCCGTCTTTCACCTGCATTTGACACATGCATTGCCTCTGAATATTGATTGAAAAACGCAACGACCCAGGCGCAACGCTGGTCGTCATGTTGCGCGTGTTGCATGGAGTTAATTCTGTGGGATCAGCCGGGCAATATTTTCTGTTGCGCTGTGACGCCTGCTGTTGCGCCGAGGGAATAAATGCCGCGTCGAACTGGTTAGTTATGCATATATATTGCATAATATTTGCAATTTTATGTGGATTTGTCGTCTCTGGAGAATGAGTAAAATTACACAATGTTATTCCCTCCTGCCGGTACACCTCTCCCCGCAGCGTTTTTAATTACGCCGTTATGTTCTCTGATGTGAGCCTTCCCTTTTATTCGCCCTAAAACCGTATGAAACTGGCCCGCACTTTTATCCGTTTCACTCTTCCATCGCTCGCGGAGTACAGCGCGGCTGAGACACCCGCCCGAAGCGTCCAGCTTCTCCCTGATCCAGCATTCATCACAGCTGCCTTTGCTCCCCGCATCGCTATTCTCCAGCATCAGCGGATCAATCTCCGTCAGCGGCACATCCTCAAAGACACGCTCCGTGGTCAGCCGGGCAGGAGCGTAGATCTCCCCTTCAGAGCTGATGTATTCGTTTACGCTCAACGCGAATGGCATCGGCATTAGCAAAGGCAGCAGAAGAACCGCGCATCCCTTATCTCCTGTCCTTACCACTGAGGTGAACAACTGCCACCGCCGCGCCAGTCTACACCCAGCCCCACGGAGTAATGTATAGGCATGGGTTAAGCCTCTTGTTGCTCTGCGTTTTCACCTTGCAATAGCCAGTCAGGCTCGCATTTCAGCACTTTCAACAGTTTAAGAATGAAGCTGGTACGGGTTGCCCCCCCGGACTTCAGGTGCTGAACAGATTGCTGACGCATACCAACACGCTCAGCTAAGGATGTCTGAATAAGGCCTAATGTTTTGCAGCGTTCTTTAATACAGGAAGCAAGGGAGGCATGGTTCAT